GTATGGAACCACCAGCGCCACCATCAGTATAAATATATTAAATAGGTAAATATTAATATGATACTCAATGAATTATATGATCCTCCAGTAAGTGATTATCAGGATGTCGAAGATGATAACAGTAAAATCACTGTTGATGATCTTCGTAAGACCAAGTTAACCTTAGGTCAGATTAATAAATTACGTAGAATGAATGATGTTCGCAATTTCGAATTCGCTGAAAAATTAAAAAAAGTCCAGCGCCAATATAGTTCTCCAGTAGAAGCCGCAGAACCATTTTAATTAAAAATTAATTAAAATTAATTAAAATTGTTAAAAACATAGCTTTTTTGACATTTAATGTATATATCTCTGTAACTTAATGTAAATACTCAATAGTAAAGAGTATGGTTGTAGTATCTAATGCATCATATACTATAGCCATTTGTAATAACGTAATCTGGATCACCTCAATAATTTGTGGTGTCCATTAAAAACCACAAATTATATTAAAAGGAAACTAACAATGACTAAATATGAAAAACTTGTTGAATATATCATTAATGATGAGGATGATAAAGCATCCGCTATATTTCATGATATCGTAATTGAGAAGAGTCGTAATATCTACGAAAATATTATGGAAATGGAAGATGATGAAATTGATTCTGATATGGAAGAATATGATACAGAAGATATGGAAGCTGATGATATGGACGACATGGATGAATATGACTCAGATACAGAAATGGATCTTGGTGATGAACTCGGCGACGATATGGAAGCTGAAGGTGACATGGAAGATAGAATCGTTGATCTAGAGGATAAATTGGACGAATTAATGGATGAGTTCGATGAATTACTTGCTGGAGAATCATCAGATGATATGGATTATGAAGGTGGCATGGACGACATGGATGACATGGACGACATGGATTCGGATTACGAAGACGGTATGGATTCAGACGATGATCTAGAGTTTAACCTAGACGATGATGAACCAGTAGAGGAAGATAAGTATCTACCATCAAAGAAGTATAAGAGTAAAATGTATGATAGCGTAGATCTTACTCCAGCACCTAAACCAGTTACAGCTGAGGAAGGGACTGTCAATACACGAGGCGTAAATGCTGATAATAAAGGCGCTGAGGGAGTTGATGGTACAGTTAAAGTTCCATCAATTGCTAAGAAAGATGAAGGAAATCCAACCGGACCTAGATCAAACTCAAGCAAGCTGTTAAGTAATAAGCCAAAACCATTAGCTCATGGAACTACTAAGCCAAACCCAAAACCAGTAGCCAAGCCAAAAACTAAAGGTGAAGATGCAGGAACTAATACTAAAAGCGTGAACCTATAATTCGGCTCTTGTAGGAATCACATAGATAACATGGAAATCTATGATGAATAAAATACAGAAATTAGTTGAATGTATATCGAATGATGAGTATGGAAAAGCCAAAGAGCTTTTCCATACCATCGTTTCTGAACGTCGTGATTCATTTAATAATGAATATCTAATGGAAGAAGATGTGAATCTTCAAAGAGTAGATGCTCCGGTCACGAGTGAACCAGAATATATTAATACAGACCCTACCTATAACAACTATAGTGGGGCTCGTCATGTCCAATCAGTTAGGGTTATCCAAGCTGATAATAGCGGGCATGTATTGGGTGATGGTGATCTAGAACCAAGTCAAGAAGAGTTACATGACCGAGTAACGGCCATGAAACCTAGTATTAAGAAACCAGCAATAGATCCATTCAATGCCCCAGATCCAGAAGTTCATGAGGATTCACCTTATGATATAGCACAACCTGTTGATACATTTACGAATAAAGAAAATGAAGATGATGGGATTGGTGCATCAATGGTTCAGCATAATGAACCACCTATAACCGATAAAACAGATGCAGATGGTGATGGAGACTTGGATGATACAACAGGACTTCCAGATAATGCTGGGGAGAGTCCAAGTTTATTAAAAGGGGAGATGGACAATGATGGGACCAACAATAATACTGATAGTAGCACTATTAGTTCTTCTGAAACTGGAGATGGATCAGGAACAGAGGTCGAAACGCAAACATTAGAACCGGCACCGAATAATCAAGATGCTCAACCGGCACAAATCAGTATACCTGATTTAGCCAATTTAGGAACACAGATACAGGCTGCTGGTCAATCTGTTTTAGTAACACCAGTAAATATTGTTGGTGGATAAAGGAGAATAGATATGTCGTTATTACAAGAAAATTTAACATATGATCAAGCAAATATTATCGTTGAGAATAGTGAAGAAGACGGTAAAAAAAGTCTGTATATGAAAGGACTATGTATCCAAGGTGATGTTCGTAATGCAAATCAACGGATATATCCAGTCAATGAGATTAATAATGCGGTTAATACGTTAAAAGAACAATTAACAGGTGGATATTCGGTTCTCGGTGAATTGGATCACCCAGATGATCTAAAAGTTAATCTAGACAGAGTTAGTCATATGATTACTGAAGTATGGATGGATGGCTCGAATGGATTCGGTAAGTTGAAAATACTTGAGACTCCTATGGGTAAGCTAGTTGAGTCAATGTTAAATTCAGGAGTTAGATTGGGTGTATCAAGTCGTGGTAGTGGTAATGTAAACGAAAGTAATGGCCAAGTGAGTGACTTTGAGATAATCACGGTCGATGTTGTGGCAATGCCATCTGCACCAAATGCATACCCAGAAGCAATTTATGAAGGGGTTTTAAATATGAATCATGGTCATAAATTACTTGAATTAGCAACCGATGCTAGAGAAAGTTTAACAGCACAACGTCATTTAGAACATGGCTTAAAGGCTTTAATTAGAGATTTAAGAATTAAATAATAACCATATTGATGATTTTTGTTTTAAAACGCAATAAATTAATCAAAATAGTAGGTTATCAATAGAATTAATGACTTATATGTTAAATACATTTGAGTATTAATTGGCGTTTATGAGTAATATGCTTATAAACAACATAGGGTAATGTTAACCCTGTAATATTAAAGGAGAATAACATGAACATGCTAAATTCGATAAAACCATTACTCGATAGTGAGCTAGTTAATGAAGATACTCGTATTGCAATTCAGGAAGAATGGGAAGAAAAATTAAATGAAACCCGTGAAGAAGTTAAATCTGAATTACGAGAAGAATTTTCTAGACGCTACGAGCATGATAAAGATGTAATGGTTGAAGCAATCGATAGAATGGTAACTGATGGGTTACGAGCTGAGATAAAAGAATTAGCAGAAGATAAACAAGCATTGGCTGGGGATCGTGTCAAGTTTCAAAAGAAAATGGCAGAAGACGTTCGCAAGTTCAATGAGTTCATGGTAACTAAGTTAGCTGAAGAGATCAAACAATTACGTGGTGATCGTATTCGTCAAGCTGATGGATTTACTAAAATGGAATCTTTTGTTAGTAAAGCTCTATCCAGAGAAATTGTTGAGTTCCACGAAGATAAACGCGACCTAGTAGAATCAAAAGTTAAACTAATCGCTGAAGCTAAACAGAAACTTAATAAACTAAAAGCTAACTTTATTAAAGAGTCATCAAATAAAGTTAAAAATGCAGTTTCCACTCGTTTGAGTAGTGAATTATCACAACTTCATGAAGACGTTAAAGCCGCACGTGAAAACGATTTCGGCCGTAGAATTTATGAGGCATTTGCAACTGAGTTCCTAACAACACACTTAAATGAGAGTGCTGAAGTTAAGAAGCTAAAAAATACAATTGCAGCACGGGATAATAAACTTGCTGAAGCTAAAGGTGTGATTAATAAAGCAAAAGTATTAATCGAGAGTAAAGATAGGAAAGTTCGTATGATTACAGAATCTAATCAGCGTTCACAAATCATGGATGAGTTGCTTGGTCCTCTTAACGAAGAGAAAGCAGACATTATGAATAATTTGTTAGAAAGCGTTCAAACATCTCGTTTACAAGGCGCTTTTGAGAAGTACCTACCAGCTGTTCTTAATGGGACGTCAAACTCTTCTAAACCAAAGAAGAAGAAGTTGACAGAAAGTAGAGAAGAAACTGGTAATAAAAGAATTAACAGCCAATCGGAAAATGTGGTCGAACTCGACAATATTAGAAAATTAGCTGGTCTTGATTCTTAATTAAGTGATACAAAGGAGAATATAAAAATGTCACAATTATTAGAAAGCCGTTGGAGCGAGACAAAAGATGCCCTTTTAGAAGGTTTACAAGGGACCAAACGCTCTACTATGGGTGTTATTTTAGAAAACACCAAATCAAGTTTGATGGAGTCCGCAACTGTTGGGGCAACATCATCAGGTAACATGGCAACATTGAATCGAGTGATCCTACCGGTTATTCGACGTGTTATGCCTACTGTTATTGCTAATGAACTTGTTGGCGTTCAGCCAATGCAGGGACCGGTATCACAGATCCATACCCTAAGAGTTCGTTATGGAACAACTATGACTGATAGCAGTAGTGCAGCAACTAGCACTGTTTCAGGTGAAGAGGCTCTTAGCCCATTCAAAATTGCTACTGCTTATTCTTCAGGTAATGGAGCTGCTCAGGCTGATTATACTGGCGCAACTACTGCATCTATGGAAGGAAACGGCGGACGTAATATTAGCGTTCAGTTGATGAAACAAGCTGTTGAAGCTAAGACTCGTAAGTTACAAGCACGTTGGACTTTCGAGGCTGCTCAGGATGCTAATGCTATGCACGGGCTTGATGTTGAAGCTGAGATTATGGCTGCTCTTGCACAGGAAATTACTGCTGAAATCGATCAAGAGATTCTTTTAAGCCTACGTTCATTGGCTGGAACTGAATTTACTTATGATCAGTCAACAGTGTCAGGTACTGCTACTTTTGTTGGTGATGAACATGCTGCTCTAGCTGTTCTTATTAATAGAACTGCTAACTTGATTGCACAGAGAACTCGTCGTGGTGCTGGTAACTGGGCTGTTGTAAGTCCTGCATCATTGACTATTCTTCAGTCTGCAACTACTTCAGCTTTCGCAAGAACTACTGAAGGTGCTTTCGAGGCCCCAACTAACACTAAGTTGGTAGGAACGTTGAATAGTGCTATGAAGGTATATGTTGATTCATATGCTGCTGATACACAGTCTGTGTTGGTTGGATATAAAGGTGGAAGTGAGGCTGATGCCGCTGCTTTCTATTGCCCATATATTCCACTAATGAGCTCAGGTACGGTGTTAGATCCATCAACCTTCGAACCAGTTGTGAGCTTCATGACTCGTTATGGTTATATAGAATTAACAAATACCGCTAGTTCGTTTGGGAACGCACAGGATTATTTAGGCGAAATCGCTGTAAGTAACTTGACATTCCAGTAATAGAGTATTTCATTATACTTTAAAAAACCGTCAACAATTAAGTTGACGGTTTTTTATTGACTTTATATATTGGATGTGTTAGTGTAATTGTTATTATGAATATTATAGAAAAAAATAGTGAGCTGGATGAGTTAGTTTCGACGTATAATAGTAAGAATTATACACGAATGATAAAGAGAAGGTCGCACCTTTTAGACTTTCTAAAAACATATGCGTGTGATAATGGGTTCCCGGAAGTTACTAGCATACCAGAAATGCTGTGGTGTTATGTTAAAAACACAACTCCAGTTAAATGTGTATGTAATGAAAATGCCAAATTTAATACGTTTAATAAAGGATATAGACCAACATGTGGTTCTTCTGAGTGTAGGGGAATTACACAAGGAAAATCATTATCTAAGTTCTGGAAGGATAATCCTGAATCATTGTCTGATATGATTAAAACTAAAGAGAACACTCTCTTTAAGGAACACGGAGTTACTAATCCAATGGATATTCCTGAAAGTGCTGCAAAACAAGAAGCAACGATGATGAGAGAATATGGAGTTAGGTATCCATTACAGAGTAAGGAGGTTCGGGCTAAAGGAGAGAATACATCAATATCTAAATATGGTGGGCTTATGACCCAGGCCAGAGCGGCATTGCATGATATATTCATCGACGGTAATCCATTTAATCATAAACATATACAAGATAAGGCACGTAATACTATAAATGAAAATAAAGGAGTGTTTCATCCCAAACAACACTATACCGAACTACAAAAATCCACATTGTTTAATGAGGATCTGTTTAGAGAGTTTATAAACGGTAAATCTTACTTTGAATCCGCATTTGAATTGGGAGTTGATCGGAGTACCATCGGAAGGTATTGTGGAAAGTATAATTGTGATGAGTTAATCGATAAAAAAATGTCACGACTGGAAGTATTGGTTCGTATGGTATTAGATCAATATCATATTAGATATGAAATGAACAATCGAACGATACTCGCTGAAGGTAGATCCAAACAGGAGTTAGATTTTTATATTCCAGATCACAACCTTGCTATTGAAGTTGGTGCATTGTATACTCACAATGAATTAAGAATGGGTCGAGGTAGAAACTATCATTCTCGAAAATTCCAGAAATGTCAAGAACAGGGAATTACACTATATCAATGGTTTGATGATGAGATTGATAACTCGTTCGAAGTTATTATTAATAAAATTCTATATTCTACTGGAATGATAAGTTATCGCTTGGGTGCTCGTCGATGTGAGATAATTGAGTCTACTGACTACCAGGTCGAAGCTGAATTCTTAAATACCAACCACATACAAGGCGAATCAACTAATCGAACTAAGACTTTTTTGCGATGCATGATGGGGATATTGTTGGTTTGATGTCATATAAGCTAGATTCTAAATATATGAATATCACTAGGTTTTGTACCAAGCAGGATGTTGTGATATCTGGATTATTTTCGAAGAT